ATCTTCTCAACTTTGAAATTGACAGGTGCCAGAGTTTCGTTCGCCATTGTCGTTCTCCTTTGATCTCAAGACTCGGGAAGTTGCTTTCTATTTTCCCTGTGATTTCATTCTATAACAGTTTGACAAAGAATGGAACAGACAATCTTAAGTTTTTTCTGAGACTTGCTCTGTACTAGCATCACAGCTTCTCGATGTCGTCTATCGACTTCACGTCGTTCGGATCACCGTCAATGAAGCTTGGAAGCAGGACCTCATGCTTCTTGTCAAGAACATTCATCCAATCATGTTTTCTGAATGTCAAGCCATACGAACGCTTGAAGCCTTTCGTCACCTTTTCGTATGTCTCCGTAAACCTGAACATCAGTCGACGTTGCATTGACGGATGACACATGGTGAATGCAAGCTTCGAAGCATTCAGTCGCTCACTAGCATGCTTGACCCTGACACGGCAGACAACTCCTTTGCGATCATAGCGTCCCGAATCCCAGCCACCACGAACGATGTCGACGTTGACTCTGTAGCCGCTTGCTTCTAGCTTCTTCACAACAGCCAGTGCTTTCAGACCCTGCTCTGTCCATTCCGCAGCAGAAACTCCTGAATCGTAGCTGATAGACTTTACTACAGTCACGACTTTCTGCTTTACTGACTGAAACTTCATCGACTGCATTGCGGCTGGAGCACCGACAAGGAACAATGGCACGATAGGCTGATACCCTGCTACTCCGATCACCCTTTGCTGCTTTAGCACCGGAGCCATGTCTCGCTCTACCGCCTTGAGCTTCGTCGTGAGCTCCTTTGCCTTGTCCGTCCATCCGTTGTCCAGAAGATCGATTGCTTCATCAAAAGACTCAGTGCCTGTAAAATTCTGATATGACCGATTTGCATTCTTCGAACTTAGCATATAGTAGTCTTCAAAGACTTTGTTCGTCGGTGTCTTGGTGATGAACTGCTTGAACTCGTTGACTGTGCGAAACTCTGCGATCCAGACATTGCCGTTATGCTTCTCGATCATCGTTGCCTCTCCATCTTCATTCACGCCAGTCAACGGCATCTCGAATTCATCTGAGTTGTTGACTAGCTGCTTTCTAACGACTACCAACTTTGTTTTGTTGGACTGTTTTCATTATAGCACTATCGGTGCTGTTTGTAAACCAGAAAGTTCTATTGTTTTAGTTTCTAGTTTCAAAACCAGAAACAATAGAAGTATAGTTCTTTAGTTCTTAGTTGTTGTAGTTACTGCTATTGCTATTGCTATTGCTATTGCTATTGCTATACACTATTGCCGGTTTAAACCGCGCGTGCACCTTGCGTGATATGACGCGTGCGACGCGTTACGCGTACGCGACGGAGATGACGGCACCTTCAGAGCTCGTAGTGCAAGACGTACTTCCCTTTGTACTTGCTCTCTTCTGCGTACCAGGCATCTGCGACGTTGCAGTCTAGCTCCTCCATCAACAGTTCCAGCTTGTCGATCAGCACCTCCCTGTTCCTAGCCTGGACCTCTATCTCGTGTTCGTCAATCCCGTTTGAAAGCTTTGCATTGTAGTGCATCAGAACTCCCTCTCGAACTTAGACGGATGGCACATGAACCAGCTCATGGCGATGCCAGCAGAGTCACACGCGTCGTTGTCGTACTCCCACTTGTCGCCATTGCTGTCAGTGAACGTTCCCTTCTTGCGACGACCGTAGACTGGTAGCTTGACATACTTCTCGAAGCCATGTCCGATGACCCACTCGACACACGGCCATTTCTCTGGAGGGACGCCGAAGTCATTGTCTGCAGGCTTAGACGTTCCTATTGTCCCTGCCTTCCATGCCCTCGTGTCGACGGAGTACGTCTCGACTCCATGACTCCACGCAGCATCTACGATCGTGCAGTTCAACGCACCCATCTGCTTGATGTACGGCATCGACACGAACTGCCTGCTAAACATTCGGATGCGCTCTATGACAACTACTGGCTTCTCCACAGACTTGCTGCAAGCACATGTCACTGCTTTGTCAACATGCTTCTTCATTTCTGCTCGCTTCCATGTCTTGTCGTCACTTTTCGTCAAGTCAATCGAGCAGACATGCAGCAGCTTTCTGTCAGCAGCTATGCTCACACCAGTCCGTTTGTATGACTGGTCTATGCCTATCACGATCTGCTTGTGCCTTTTCATCATCCTCTACCTCCAGCTGAAGCTTGCCACTCCTGCACTCAATTCTCCTGTCGCACTCAAGGCAGTCAAGGTGCAATGCATATGAACCGTTCAAAGGACACATTCGAGCCATTGCGTCAATACCCCTCTGAGCTAACGAGAGGCCCCTAGAAGTCATTCTAAATTCTTGTATGGGAATACATACATGTGAATGACTAATGGGGCCTTACGTGTCATCTGGATCCCCTTAGAAGACATAGTCCCTAATAGATCCCCATATTAGCTGTCAATCTTCACCCTGCCCATGCCGATGTTCCAGCACGCGTCCCTCATCGCGCACTCTGCGCACCTCTTGCAACTTGGCGAGGTGGCGTCCTTCGGCCTGCCGACCATCTTATGCTCGTCAATGACGCGGTTGTAGCGGTACATCACTTCCTCTGCACGGTCAATGAATGGTGCGACGAGGTCTGGGTCATAGTCGTAGACCTCAAGCTTGAACTCCTGGTTGTTCTTGTCTTCACAGAGGACGAAGCCCTTCTTAATGCCAGTCAGATGCATGTACCACTGGCATTGCTTCCATGCCGACGGATGCTTTGACATCCTCTTGTACTGGAAGGTGTTCACTGACTTGATCTCGCCGATCATCTGGCCATCATAGAACTCCGGGATGCTGCAGATGATGTCTGGCGTGAAAGACATCTTGTACTGATCTGCAAACTGGGTGAAGTCAAGTTGGTCCCATGTCGACCACCCAGCACGTATGAACATTCGCTGCCACTTCTCATGGATGGCGTTGCCCTCCTCGAAGATGCGGAGCAACGACACCGAGGTCTTGTCCTTCTGAGCCTGCTTGTAGATGAGAGACAGTACTTGAAACCTGCAGCAGAAAGCCTTGTCACTTGTCAGCATTGAAGAGGCATGAAGACCGACACGCTCCTGAGTCTCGGCACCTCTAGTCATGACCATCTTGACGAACTTCGTCTCCCCCTCAACATTGTGCTGCAGAAGAAATGCACCATTCAATATTGTCCACAGCTTCTGTGCTTCTGAACTCTGTATGATCGTTCCATTCTTAGATGCATTCTTCTTGATGTCGTCTACTATCCCCATCAGCTTCTCCCGTTCTTCATAGCTTGCTGTCTTGCCATGATCGTTCCGACATAAGCAGCTTTGCTAGACAGATCTGGCATTTCAAACTCCATTAGCGTCTCGATGTCGACGCCAGTCTCTAGCTTGATTTGCTTTTCCTGTTTTTCAGAAAAGCATGGCTCGTCATGAAACCCGAAGCCATAAGCCATGATGCGATCGACTTTGTGCTTCGAAAAGCCAAGCTTTGAAAGCTCAGTCCTCACCTCGTCTTTTGAATGGCTACCAGAAGCCACCAGAAGCTCTCTATGACACTTTGACCATTCGACAAGTGATATGCACATTGACACGACTTCGGTGTCACAGAACCAGTCTAGTAGCTCCATAGAGCTCTCAAGTTGGTCTGGGTTTGGCAACGGCCTCCATTTGATGTAGCCGAAGCCCTTCAGCGTCTTGCCATTCTCCTTCATTGAAGCTTCCTTGATTGACTCCAACCTGCTTATGGCGACAGACGGCTTGCATCCGTCAAACACGGTCTCCTTCAGAATGCACTCCCAAGGATCTTGTGAAAGAATGTGCATTCCAGAAGACTGTCTTGCTGCGTCCATGATAGACTTACTAGACTTGACATCGTTCACCATAGCATTCAAGACACTGTAGTCCGTCGACAAGTCAAAGAAGTCAAACCATTTATCATAGAACTGATCGTCAGTGCAGGAGAAAAGCACTCTGTCTCCTACTTGCTCTACCTTTAGCATGTCTTCTCCCCTGAAGAAAAGGTAGGCTGTCCTCTCATACCCAAAGATCCGCTTTACAGATATGTCTTGACAAGACTCATAGATCTGAGACAAGTCGAAGTTTGGTATTGTCAGTACATACATCTGACATCACCTCGTCCGTTCACGATCCTTGCAATTCCAGAGTTCTGAATCATTCGAAGACAGATGGGACATGGAACCGGATCGTCTAACACCAGTTGCTTGTCTACATCAAACCCGTAGATGTACAGAGTTGCTCCTATCATCTCCGATCGTCTTGCACTCATCAACGCGTTCATCTCTGCATGCACAGACCTGCAGACATTGTAACTGTCTGGCGAACTATTGTGACTAACGTCTTCCTTAGAGCAGACGCCAATCTCACAACAGTTCTTCATGCCTCTCGGATTGCCATTGTAGCCTGTCGCGATTATCTCGTCATTGTTGACTATCACGATTCCATAATGGCGACGAATGCAAGTCGAGCGTTCAGACACTGCTTGTGCAATGTCTAGATAGTACTTGTCTTTACAAGGCCGCATAGTCATTGCCCCTCTAGCTCCTTCGTCTTCTTCAAATACCAGTCAGCCTTCTCATTGTCCATCTTTAAATCATTCTTATACGGAGCACGATAGCGATACTTCCATGCTGCGCACTTGCAATAGTCAATCACGGCTCGAACACCAAAGACGATTATCATCTCGTCAATGCACTCCATCTCATGTTGCTTGTAATGCGGAGGATCATTGACCATGTCGATCTGCTTGTTCTCGTCGAAGTCACTACTCATCTTCAAACTCCTCCATGTCTTTTTTGGAGACTCGCTTGCCAAATTCCTCGGCTCGCTTCTTCATCAGCTCCTTGCGAATAGAAGCAACGTCATCATAAGACACGAACCCTCTGTCAAAGAACAGCGGAATCTCGCATTCTCCCATCGGATTGCACACCTTCGACTTCGTGACTTTGCACTTCATGATCAGACCGACTTTCTCAGTCCTTGCAGTCGAATGCGGGTTCTTGTTTGGAATCTCGATCCATGCACGACGAGCAACTTGTATTCGAATGCTGCAACTGTGCTTCAACTTCCTGCCGCCAGGCGTATCGGTCTTCTCACCGAACATCATTGCATTCATCTTGTCACGAACCTGATTGATGAAGATCAATGTCGTCCCGGTTACTTCGATTATCTCCTCGATCGTCGGCAGGTATTTATTCAGCAGACGAGCTGTGCCACCGATTCGCTGCTCCTCGATGGAGTCACGATCAGCCGACTTCAGCACCTTCTCTGCGTCTTCCTTGGGCACCATAGACGGTACAGAGTCAATGCCGACAAGAGGAATGCCAGCCCTTGCAAACTGTATTGTCTTATTCAAGGCATCCTCTCCGAACCGTGCACGATAGATGAGCAGCTGCTTTGGATGGTTGCCGAACACCTTCGCGCGATCAGCATCGAAAGTACCCTCAATAGGAATGTCAAGTGCAAGATCTTGCCTGCCACAAAGATGGTATAGAAGCGTAGTCTTTCCAGAACTTTCTGGACCATATATCTCAATGACTCGTCCTTCTGGCATTCCGCCACCAATGATCGCGTCCAAGTCCTCGATTCCAGTCGACCAGCGATTGATCTTGAGATTTGCGTGCTTTGATCCAATTGTGTAGATTGTTCCGTCTCCCGACTTCTTGTTGATGTCATTGCAAAGCTGCATTATCTTTGCTTTATCAGTCTTAGGCATCTACCCTCCTTACATACGACAAAGGGGCCTCAAAGGCCCCATCATCAGCTATTTGAAAAGCATATCCAAGTCGGCATAAGACAGCATAAACTTCTTGCCATGCACAAGCTCATATAGTGTAAGCACTACGTCGATGTCTTCTTTGACAACATCGATATAGTCTGCCAGAATGCAATTTACAACTTCATCATCTAGCTTCGACTTCGCATCATTGCACATCTTATCGGCAGTCTCTTCAAATAGTTTGTCAATAAACTTCTTTGATGCCTTGCCTTGACATACGACTTCATGAATCTTCCACTTCAAAAGCATGTCGAACTTTGCCTTGTAGTAGCCATTAAGAAAATTCTTGACTTTCTCGTTAGCATCAAGCGACTTCTTCTTGTCAAAGTCTGCCAGACGACGAGGAATAACGATGTCATCATTGCACTTGTCGCAGCAAAGACCATCATTGACCGGCTCGGCATTGTTGCCAAAGCCATTGAACTCCTTACCACAAATGCTGCAAACATGCTTGTCATTCATTTCGAATCCTCTCTACTCCATCAGTACTTCTTGTTTCCTGATGCCTTGTTCAATTATATCAAGACATCTTCAAAAGTACAATGTCAACTTGAACTAACCAGAAGACTTCTAAGACCTTCGAATCGCCAATATGTGTATTCATACCAATCATCGATCAAGTAGTCTCAGAAGTCATCTGATGAACTAAGAAAGCCATTTGCTATTCCTTTGCATACAATGATGAATTGTACTTCGTCACCCTGTCAATGTACACTCGCTTCTTGAACTCCAATGCACCATCTTGCTTTAAGATGTCAATGACACGTGATGTCACAATGCGTGATTTGCATCGATCGTAGAAGTCATCGAAGCTTCTGAATACACCATGCTCCTTCCTCTCATCGACAATAAACTGAGCAGCTTTCTCACCGACTCCCTTGATGTCAGACAAGCCAGTCTGAATCACATGCTCGCCTTCGACCTTTCGCAAGCTTGTCTTCACTTGAGAGTAGTTCACATGCGCCAAGAAAAGCACTGATCCATCCTTGACTGCTTTCGAACAGAAACGCCAACGTTCCTGATCAGATTTAGCATACTTCAGCTTGGCGAACCAGTACTCATTCGGAAAGTACGTCTTGTAGAACATCTCCTCGACACTGATTAGCGAGTAGCCAGTCGCATGGCCCTTGTTGAAGGTGTATGTCGTCATCCTCTCGAACAGGTCCCTCGACTCGTCCTCTGTGTACCCATTCGCCACGGCACCGGAAATGAACTTCTCGAACAACTCTGCGCGGTTCTGGTTGTAGATGCGCTGTGCGGACTCCGTCATATGCCCACCCTTCATCATCTTCATGACCTTGTCCGCATCTTGCCAACTCATGCCGGCAATGTTGACGCATATCCTCTGGACCTGCTCCTGGAAGATGATGGTGCCGTAAGACTCAGATGTCTCATTATAGTAGTAAAGCTGCTTAGCTTCATCGACATGATACTTGTTCTCTGCATACATGTCAGGTTGATGAAGACTCAATGGGCCAGGTCGATTCATTGCCGACGCTGCAACGACATCATTGAACGAATCGCAGTTGATCTTTGTCAAGATGTCTCGTGCAGCTTGTCGTTCAAACTGGAACACACCGTCACAGTTCTGAGTCCTGAAGTTCTCAAAAATTCTCTCATCTTCTACGACGTCTGTGTAGTCTACCGTCACGCCAGTAGACCGACGAAGATCGCCAATTGACTCCATTGTCTTGAGTCCCAAAATGTCGAACTTGATGACGTTGATAGACTCGATGTCCTCAAGATCGTATGCAGTGAAGACGTCTCCATTCTTGTCGACACGCAATGCGACATAATCAAGAAGATTGCCGCCGGTTATCGCAACTCCAGCTGCATGAGTACCTATGAATCGCACTTTCTTGTACAGCTTCGTAAAATGAAGAATGATGTTGTCGTACAACTTGTTGTACACGATTGCTTCCGGATCGGACAGAAGACCTTCGACGTCAATTGCAGCACTATTGTCAATGTACCTGTTCGCAAGCGACTTAATCGCAGCCAACTCGCTCTTGTTGACCTTCTGCTTTCCGTCTTCATCTTCGACCACCAAACTGCAAGTCTTTGCAAGGTCATTCAAAAGATTGTCGACTTTATACAGACCGTATGAGCAGATGCGAGCTGCATGCCCTTTATACTTGGTGCAAAGATATTCAATTACTTCGTGTCGACGAGAAGTCTCGAAGTCAAGATCGATATCTGGGAACGACTTCTTATCTTTGCGAAGGAATCGTCTGAAATCCAAACCGAAGAAAAGACTGTCCACTTCTGTGATACCAAGCGCATACGCAACAAGTGAATTGCATACAGACCCTCTACCTGGCCCGACTACGATGCCATGACTCTTTGCCCAGTTAGAATAGTCAGCAACCATCAAAAAGTAGTCAGCAAAGTTGTGAAACTCAATGACTTCGAGTTCCTCTTTACAGCGATCTACATAGTCCTTCTTCAGCTTGCCGCGTCTCTTCAATCCTTCCTTCACCGCCTTGCGAAGCATCTTCTTCGACTTCTCTTCGGAACCGCCGAAACTAGGCAATGTCAGTGGAAGCTCATCAAGATAGTCTGACTCACACTTGTCCTCAATCTCGTCCAAGTTGCGATACATCTGCTTCGCAAGCTTCTTCGTCTTCTCGTCTCCGAAGTCGTTCCTATGCATCTTGAAGAAACGTTTCCGCATCTCATCTGGAGCAGGCATGTATCGCTCCTCGTACGTGTCGACAATGTGCTCGATATTATGCCCGGCAATCTCATGCATCTTGATGTACGAAGGCATCTCGTCTTTAGCACCGCGGTGAGAGTCGGATGTCAAGATCATCTTCCATCCATTCTTCTCTGACAGCTTGATCAGCTCGACATTCACCTTCTCCTGAACACCAGGATCGCTGATCTTGTACGGCTGAATCTCGACGTATAAGTCGTCGTCAAATATGTCATACAACCTCGAGATAAACTTCTCCGCTTGGCCGACATTGTCGCGTATGATTGCCTGAGACGAATAGCTTGCAACACATGCTGTCGTACAAATCAGACCTTCATGATACTTCTCGAGAAGCTCAAGATCCCAGATCGGATTGTAGTACTTCTGCTTCTCGCCTTCAAACTGAATGCGATTCATGTTGCCATAACCGATCTGATTCTTCGCAATCAAGATAAGATGAAAGCCTCTCGTCTGTGGCTTCCACTTTGGCAAGCAGTATCCTTCTACTCCGAGGATAGCTTTAAGTCCTTCGACTTTGCATGCTTGATATGTCTGGATTAGACCATTTGTATTGCCATGATTCGTCGTGCAAAGCGATTTGTAGCCATATGACTTTGCCAAAGCAGCAAGCTCCGTCGCCTTGCCGTACCCGTCAAAAGTCGAATACTCGTCATGTCGATGAAGATCAAACACGCTTAGCCCTCGACCTTCTCTAAGTTAGCTTCACGCAAGTTCTTTATTCCCTTCTCATAGTCTCGCTCATAAAGATGAAGAGAACCAGCAATATGTGTGTATGTACCAACATCGACGTGCAACTTCATTGCTAAAAGAATCTGAAGACACGTGAACTGAAAGACGTCATAAGGGAAGCCCATCCAAAGATCATTCGACCTCATATACGTCGTCATGTACAACTTGCCGTCTCGTATAAACAGCTGAAGACAAACTGTACAGTTCAAGTCCTTTGTCGGATCGTCGATCAAGTTCCTAGCTTCCTTGATATGAAGCACGACCTGCCTAGACTGCGGATTGTCACGAAGTTGCGTCAAAGCTTGCTCGATCTGATTGAACCCGAACTTATCCATCAAGCAATAACCATAGTTCGAATTGGCAGTCTCGCCATCGTCGCTCATACGATCCCACGCATTCGTGAACATACGAATCGACTTCAAGTCGTTGCTACCAGACAGATACCAAAGAAGCTCGCCTACTGCATAACGCATTGGCATCTTCCGAATCTTGTTCTTCATGATGCAGCGAGTCGGATCCTTTATCACTGTCACTGCGTTGATAATCTCATCGACAACATTCCCGTCACGAGACTCAAGCACATCATTCGGCATATAGTTCGACAGCTTGTGCCACCAATACTCGAACGCCTCATCTGCATTCTCTGCTTCAAAGAACTGATTGTAGTACATTCTTGCCTCCTAGCAGCTAAGTAGCTCATCAACGAAAAATCTTACATCCATGAACTTCTTTACTCGCTCACGCATGCTGTTGATAATTGTACACCTCATCGTATAGTCTGCAAACAACTTGCTTGATTTCTTCTTTACATCATTGACCGACCTTACTGTTAGAAACTTCGCCGCACCACCAGCAAACTTTTCTATCAGCTTATCGCCATACTCTTCGATGAAAAACGGAACTGAACAATAAAACAAAGCTTCGATAATCCTAGCCGTCATGAACTCAAATTCGCAGTAGTCGTGTTTTGCAAGCAAGATCGTTGACGCCGAATTCGAATAGACATCATGCATCTCACAAGTCTGAAGCCGATGTCTGAAATCAATCTTCGGCCACCTCGTCTTTGAGTCCCTGCCTCCCTCATCCCAGTTGCCATAAACAGCTACGCCATCCAAATCAGTCGGAATGTACTTGTCAATGCACCAGTCACGCTCATATCTATTGCCAACATAGACAAGCTTGTTGGATACAAAACATCTCGGCTTAAATTCATAAATCGACTTGAAATCAAATGGAATGTAAACCTTCTTTGCCCAGCTCTTGCCAAGCCACTTGTTGCCAAGCTCGAAGACATTAAAGTCAAGACCTCGATCAATAAGCTCCTTGACATGCTTCTCCGTCAACTTGTAGTCAAGATCGAAGATCACCATCTTGATACTATGCTTGATGCAATAGTCAATCAGACAATTTTGAAAGAACAAATCTGGCTGCCAGTTATTAGAAGACCTTGCATCTTCAGTATTCCGACCTGGAATCTCCATCCTCCATTCATGAAGCACTACATCGATGTCGTCACAATGCTTTTCATCCCAACCAGCAAATATGCTAAGCTCGTCAAGCTTACTTACGTCTTTTGTATTGAACGTCTTTACCATATTCTCATATGCAGACTTACGTTTGTCCTTCGCCCATGACTGAAACAAAATGTCGTTGCCAAGAATCGTACTACCATTGAAATCACGATCTGGCATCATCTGATAGACATCATGTCCTCGCTTCTGAAGCTCACTGATAATCGACCATGAATAGAAAGCATTACCGTCAGGAGTACTTGCAAGCATCCCGTCATCTCCGAACTTCATGTCTCCAAGAAAACCCCAATAACTATAGCCGACCTTCATCAAAAACCTCCTATCTTCTTCCACAACTTCTGTATCTCAGACAAGTCCGTTACCTTTTCGAGTGACAAGCAAGAACAAATGTCTGCAACTATCATTTGCCTGTCAGACTCAAGCATTGTCTTGACTTTGTCTTCGCATTCATAGAAGTCTTCGACTAACAATGACGATTCAATTATATCACAGACATCAGGAAACGTATTACGAACTTCAGTCAAATTGCAAGACTTCAGCACAAGCGGAAGACAGCCGTTGTATACTGCTTCCATGAAACGCATCCAGCTGAAAGTTGACTCACAATAAGACGGAATGACTGTCGTAAATCGAGCAGTCGAAAGCATAAAGAAGTACAACTCTTGAGTTATCGGCTTCACTGCCGTCGCGTTTTTTCTCGACCCCTTGCGAATAATGTTGATGTCAAGGCTACAGTTCTCTGCAAGATCATCAGCAATGTCTCGAAGCCACTTTCTGTTCTCACCTTCAGCTGTGCATCTGAATATGTAGTCTTCAGTCTTTGCTTCATTCCTTACGCCATCGTCAAGTAAAAGACCATAGCACCAATACGGAGCAAATTTACAGCCAATCCTGTCTAGATAGTACAGCTTTTCGAAATGCTTAAAATCAAAATAATCGCTCAACGTCACTTCATTCGGATCGATGACATACTGATAGACGTCATCACAGACGATCGACGCTGCTTCGATAAACTTGAATGACTCAAACTGCGTTCTCACGCTCACAAAATTCATACTTGCATGTGCATCATTCTTACTTAGAAAGTTTCGCAGCGTCTTATCATTTCCATCCATGAAGCCAATCGAATACGGCAGCTTAAGAACAATCAACTTGTCAATACCGTTGCTTTCTAGAAACTGCTTTGCATGTTCGAGATACTTATCCCAATCACGGACAGAATCGACAAACATCTTGCCATCATACTTGACTACGTCACATGAGCAATGACGTTCAGCTTTCGTCGTCATAAATTTGTCAATGAAGACAACGTCATCGTCGATAAAAGTTGGAACATGACGCAAGAAGTAGCTGACAACGTTTGAATTCGACTGCGCCATCGAACCGCCCAAATAAACCCCAATCATTAGAACCCCTTGACATATTTCCAGATGTCATTCATCATGCAATTGAAGTACTCTTCGTCTTTGACAACGTTATAGTCAACTTCTATCCTGTTCATCAGACTGTCATGAAATACTGCATCCATCAGCCTGTCATGCATCGTAAGATCAGATCCATGCTCGTCAGACGACCTCTTAATGTCGACCGGCTTAACGTATACAAGTACCGAATCCATATCAGACAGCATTATATCGATTGCTTGCATGTTACAATATGCATCGCTAAACTTGTAGCCCCTTTCGACAACACCATATACAAAGTCTGACAAATGAAAACGATCAAAAAGCACATTACAACCGAACATATCCGCTATAGTCAGAAGCTGCGCCATCTTATCGGCTTCATTGTCGGTGTCCATCTTGTCATAGCTGACAAACGACTCGTCATGCTTGTACATCTGAAACTTCATAAAACAATCAAGCTCAGACTCAGCTTGAATCTTATTGGCAATTGTAGTCTTGCCGACTCTGTCGATTCCCTCTACTACGATGATGCTCATCGCTTCCGCCTTTCATACGACAAAGGGGAGCCGAAGCTCCCCAATGCCTAGCACTTTTGAATTCGTTCAGATACAATCTGAATCTTATTTTTTATTGCATTATACAAGTCTTCAGCTGACATACCAGAGAACATTGCAATGTTCATAAGAACAATAAAGCAATCTGCAATCTCGTCGGCTTTCGCATCCTTGTCAAACTTGTCATTTCTGAAATTTTTCCATCGCTTGTCAGCTTCAAGAACTTCGCCAATCTCAGATATCAGCTGCTGAATATGATAGCTGCAAAGCTTCGGATCATCAACCGGCTCAGCATCATGTTTGTTTGTAAATGCATCATACTTGCCATTTGCCAGTAGAAAGATCTGATTCAAACGTTGACTATCAAAAATCGACTTGAATGAATCATCAGTCATTGCTACTCATCCTCCCACTCATCATCATCGTCACTGCCCCAGTCATCATTCGCCTTGTCATCCTCTTCGAGAAGATTGACGTAGTACTTCTGTGGCTTCCTCTTCATTGCATCAATGTTGCGCTCCTTACAAAGCTTGAAAAGCTCGATTGGAGACATCTCCGAATAATCCGGCTTCTCATCTTCATCGTCATCCCAAGAGTCATCATAGTCAGACTGGTCATCCTCTTGTTCATCGACATTCTTACTATGCTTCTTCATCGACACGTCATTATAACTATCGTCATCGTCATCCTTTGGGTAAGGCCATGCCTTAAGAAGGATGTCCAGCGTCTTCTTCTCACTGAGCGGCTTCGCCTTCTGATTACGAAATTTCGCCTTGTCCATCGGAATGACACTATACGTCTTGTTGATCTGCTTTCCCTGAACAGTAATGACGTAGTCACGATCAATAAGCGTGCCATAGTTCTCGTACATTGCCATCAGCGGCGGAATCGGAGAACAACGATTCACTGCAAACATGAACAACTTCACCTCGTTGTCATCATAGTCATATACAGACCAGACATAATTCGAACGTGTGCGAAGGTCCTCATCGTCACAATACTCGCAATTCTCGCCAAAAGTCTCACGGCAAAGAACTGTAATGCCCCTCTCGAAACTATCATGCATGACAACTTCCATGCCGTCGTCCATGTCCTGAAGAAAGCGAATACGCTTCTTCTGACCCTCTCTGAAGTAGATGATCTTTGACTTGTTCGATCCAGAACGAACGACATCATTCTTGATCTTACTGAGAAGTCCACTCATTCTAACGTCCTTTCTTAAGCGTCTCACGAAGCTTCTGCTTCGTTCTCTTATACATCTTATCACAAGTTGGCTGATCCATGTCACCTGGATCTTTAAGTCCCTTGAGATAGCACCATCGAATTGTCGTAAAATGCTTGCTCAAGAACTTCGTCCCTTTACGACCTGGTTCGTCATTGTCTAAAGCACTGACTACGACATCTATGCCTTCATCCTTCAACTTCTGAATCTGCTGACTTGACATCTTCCAACCAAGTATCGCGACTACGTTGTCGACACCGCATTGTATGAACTTCAATCTGTCCATGTAGCCTTCGACGACTATCACGTACTTCGACTTGATGCCTTTGAACTTCTTCGGACCATAGTCACCGACAAGCGTCGTTGCTCTCGAGAAACCCTTGTTGTACAAGTACTTTCGACGTTCCTCGATCTCCTTGATCATAGTCCTGCAGACCCAGCCTTTAAAGACGCCATTGTCACGCATCGGAAATATCAGTTGATAATTCTTTCTATAAGTGACTTTTGCTCCAGCAGCAGAAAGCGTATCCGGCGTAAAGCCTCGCCGCTCCATGTATTCCCTTGCGTTAACCACTTCAGGCTCCTCAGAAGACATCCAAGACACCTTCTTCAAACCGTGGTATGTATCATAGGCTTGATCATAAAGTAACTTCTTAGAGCTTCTGGTAACTTCTGGTTGTACATCTCGTACAAGCTTCACACCATCCGCTACGTCATTTATGATGTTGCCATAGACCTTCAATGCAGCAAGGTCATTCAAGCCACGTTCTTGCTTCTCAATCTTTTTGACAAACTTCTCTGCGTCACCATGTTCATTACAACCAAAGCAATAGAAGAAGCCTCTCGAGAAGTCGATAGACATGCTCGGATTCTTATCCCCATGGAACGGACACATAACCTTCATCTTGTCAGACTCGACAGTGTCAATCAGTCCATAATGTCGAAGAACTCTTGCTAGCTTCTCTCCATCGGAAAGCTCATCGTTCTTCATCGTCCTCTGCCACCTTGAACGAGACTTTGTACCAAGGCTTTCCTTCGTTAACCGAATAGCAGCCTTCGATATCTTCTGCAGTGATCTCTCCAATTTCGCTAAGCCTGTTGACTTCCGATTCGTCAACTTCCGTTGTGACATTGAAGAATGACTTGAAGACATCGAACTCTCCACCTAGAGACTTGACATACTTTGCTAGACCGTCAATATCAAAACAATTCCATGTCGTTGTAGAAACTGCTTTAAACTTCTTCTTGTCAAGCTTATGTCTAAGCTTAGCAATATTGAACACTACATTTCTTCTTCTGCACTTCGTGACGATATACTCACCGCCAATAGCTCTGGTGCTATCTTCATTGTCGTATACAGCAGTAAACGTTATCTTCGAAGCACCATGTGCTTCTTTACTTTCGAAGTAGCTATTCATGACTTTGTAAAACTCTTGCTTCTCATCATTAAATGCCTTGTCATCTAGCTTCTTCCGCTGCTGCAGTTCATAGAAATTTGACACAACCTCTTCGACACTCAACTCACAATCTTGCATCTAAGCACCTGCCTTTCTTAGTCTTCAATGCCCTTCATAAGCTTGAACACCCAATGAGGCCATCGTCCAGTAGTATTTACCCAGACAATATCACTGAAGTCGACAACATACTTTGCTCCGTATTTCGTCTCAAGTAGCATCTTCTTGTCCTTCGTTGACTTCTTGACAATCTTAGCCGACTTCACTCTCATCTTGTCAGTTCGAAATGCAACTAGCATCCCGACATCTGCTTCTTCAACGTATGTTTTTATACTATCGTCCTCCGGCACCGTCTTTAGAAGCTTGATCAAGTCATTTCTCGTATAATTTCTTGGATAAGCCAGATGAGCTTCATTGACCATTACAAGCAGATCTTCAACTGACTTGCTTTCCAACTCTTCGACTCGCATCTTCATCACCTCCTACTATGCTTTTCAAGTATAACACAAATGACTTTAAATGTAAACAATGAACTTCATCACTAATGCAACTCCGTCCAGCCATACACACCTGGCTCCCACACATTACCGTCAGCATCCGACTGCCAATGCTTCTGATTGTGAGACACCTTATCACCCTTTGAGTACGCGTCATGTGCACCAGTCGGTCGCACCCACTCTGGGTACTCATCCGGCTTCGGCTCATTGCTGTCCTTCTTCCAGCCTGCTAGATACACTTCAGGAGACCAGACATTGCCGTCAATCAACGACACATATACATCAGAGTCTGCATCTGGATAATGCACTTTATCGCCAATGTTGTATGCATTGTGTGCACCAGTTGGCTGAATCCAAATATCAATGCCATCAGATGCGATGTTCACCTTAGACCATTCAGATGCATCATTCTCCGGATTCCATCCTAACTGAGACATATGATCTTTTTCGCAACGATAGACGTTGCCATTGAAGCGAACAAGCTTGCCTTTTTTGTACTCGACATTATCATCCGAGTACTTGTCATACAAAGTCGAGAACTTCATTGCATCTGCATCAGAAAGCATAGAAGCTGCAACTGAAGAATTAATGTACATCAAAGTCGCCGCTTGCATCTGATAGCTCTGCAATTGCATGAAATTGCTTTTTGCCTCTAGATTCATTTGCTCGACTGTCGCCTTACCGTCGTAGACAAGCTTCCCATCCTTAAAAACATAGTCCATCTGCTTACTAAAATCAAAATCGTCATCTACTTCAATTTCAGTCATACCAGCAGAATACTTCTCGATCGTCGTCGAAATGCTTAATCGACCTTCTTCATCAGTTTTTATCCAAGCTTTCATTTTATACTTTCACCACCAATTATGCTATACCATACACTGCATTTATCGTCGTAGCGTCTCCAGCTGCAAGACTAAATGGCGTCCCAAGCCCTTTCGACCGCATAGTATAATAAAGTAAATTATTTACAATCAGTAAGTCTCCAGACACTTCTACATCAAATCCAAGAGCTGTGACGTCGTAATCTGTCGCTCCACTATCAATAAACGCATTGCCGACAACTTTTTGACCGCTTTTTGTATCAAGAAATGCAATGCTTCTTTTGCCATTCATCAAAATTGCAATAAGACGATACTTAGACATGCCATAGACGGTGATCGTACCTTTGTGAGTCAATGTCCCTTGCCAAAGAAGATCGCCAATGTCATCAGACGGCTTCTTCCACTTTCCATCTGATATTCTGACATACACGTCTGACTTTGACATGTCAAACAGCTCCTGAAACGCCGACCCATTTTGCTGCTTGTACACGAAAAGCATGAAGGCGCCAGTCACTTCATCTGGCTTGTTAGTGACAGAAGCAGAATTTGCAATAGTACAAGCGTAGCTACCTGGAGTCAAAAACGTATTCAAATTTGCACCAGCATTGATGTTGTTCTCAAGTCGAAGAGACTTCTTGTAAGCCTTCAACTCGCCTTCCGTTGTACCATCAAGTGCTTCATTCATTGCATCGACAGCATCTTGCGTCGCTTCCTTAAGCTGATTGAAAAGTTCTGTCGTATCCATCTGATTGATAAGACCGGATACCCATCCACACACAATTGAATTCGAGCGAGTGTCCCTGATCTTTCCATCTGTAATGTTAACCGTACCATGTGATACGTTGACTTCAGCAAGTTTAAGTTCCCATAGATCATCATCTCTGTTAAGCATCGGCGCTGTTGCACCAGCACTAGGCAAGCCCTTACGGACAATCGTCTTGATCTCTCTGCTCGTCAAATCAAACTGCACGACAACTATGTCAATTCGATCTAATGTGCCATCAGCCGGATCAATACTAAGGTTCAACGGAGACGTATTTTCATACCACCATCCATTTATCCAAGCTTGACCACCAAGCACCTGCACTGACATAGCCGGCGAGTCTCGTTGAGCAACTCGAAGCTGATTTGAATGCTTCGCAAAAACTCCATTGCCAATAAATGATGCAAAGTAAGCTGCAAAGTCTGACGAATCATATACTCGATCTGGATTAGATGAATTTGTAGCATTAAAAAAACCACAGCGTTCTGCCATATCTATTACCTTCCGTCATCTAGATATTCTATCAATCTTCTGTAGTATTGTAAGATTTGAAAATCCGACAGTCATAGACAAGTCATATGTGTTTTCAAAATCTTCTTCTATCTTGCTGATAATAGCGTCAACTTGAACGCCAAGTCTTATGTCTTGTATTGTTATCTTGTCTCCGACAAAATAGTCTTTGCCAAAAACATATTGTGTGTCTCCGAAAACTCGAATTGACAAATCAAATGACTTAGACTTGACATACTTAGAAAGCTTCTCGAGACCTCTCTGCTTCATTGCTTCGACATACTCAGCATCAGTCATCTTTTGCCCACCAGTTGCAGATGACGACTGAAGATCTCTTGCATCCACATACAACTCTTTACGATCGAATCCTGTCTTTGACTCATCACCAGCTGTAGTAGACTTTCTGTTCTCGCCAGAATTTTCTGCTTGCACGAAAGCTATCGTCTTCTCATCTTGAATGCTAAGCTCATATGCTGAATCCAATATATCTTCCATATCAGTACTAAGCACAACGACTTCGACCAGGCTCTGATTAACACTTCTGTCGACACCAGACGTAACATTGAACTCAAGCTTTCGCTCTACAGGCAAGAAGTCAATCGAGAAGCCAAGACCAACATCTGCTAGCATCTCATCCAAGATGCTATAAATGTCGTTGCCAGTCTGCTGCTTTGTTATCTTCCCACCAAGCTTTGCATCTTCACCTAATGAAAGCCACTTGTACTTTCTAGCAATGTCAGACGGATTGATGCAAGATGAATTGACGATTTCCATCGCAATAGTCGAAACGTATTCATTAAATGCATAATACGTTCCCCAGACAACTCTATTTGTTAGCAAAAATTCCAGTGTGAATCCTGACACATCATACATGAAGACTCCTTCGTCGTTGTCTTCTGCGTGAACTGTCTCTATAATGCCTGCATTCTTGTAGCCATCACACCAAATCAAATTGCCTTCGACAATCAACTCCTTCGTTTCATCTGTAACTGGACAAGTAAGCTTAAACTCACCATACCCACGATATGTCGTCGGCCAAGACAACGAAGTGAACGTGCTGACGACTCCAACTTGCTCAAATGCTTCATTGTCGACTTTGAAGACAATAATCTGAAGCTGCTTTCCTAGTAGCATTCTTGCACCTCCAAGTATCTATTGCGGAACTCAATTTTCACCTCGAGGTCTTCAACATTCTCGTCTGCACTTCGAACGAACAAATTGTCGCCGATAGCTAGCTGCAGCCAAGTCGATCCAAAATCTCTGTACATAAAGTTGTTCTTTGTCTCACCGTTGATGTAGCTTCGAATTGACTTACTACCAATATTCGTATTGATAGTCACTACTTCTCCTGCTTCAAGCTGCTTATTAAGTGCGAAATAGTCCTGCGTATTGACATTTGTGATACGCGGGTTCTTGACTGAACCTCTAGCCGAAAACGTTATCACCATGCCTGTTTCAACTGATCCGTCATTAACAACATTCATTGTCAAGCTTGTCTCAATTAAACCGAACACAACACCGCCTGGAGGATCTGGCTGCTTTGGAATGACTAACGGAAAATGAAACATCGAAACGACTTGCGCTGCGGCGACACTAGACGAATTCCTGTCCTTGAACAGAGGATCGTATGCAGTCCCTTCGATGATGAACTTACATACAACTTCGTTGTTCTCTTTTGTCTTATCACTGTACTCGATTGTCGTTGCAGGATAGAAAGTCATAACATAGTCATTGTATGTCACCGTCATCTGCTGAAGCGGATTGACAAACCTATTTAGGAACCTCTTCCTTCTAGACATGTCGTCATCACTTCTAGCAATGATCCATCCTGACAGCTCCACATCCCTCGTCCCAAGCATATTAGACACGAGCGACTCGCCGTCCTGACCAACGTACTTATTTGTACTCTGATCAGCTTCAATCTGTCCCCAGTCAATGTAGTCCAAAATGAACCATGGAGTGATCGTCTTATCAAGCTCAAGTGACTGCCCTAGCTCGTCGTTTGATAGCACGATATTCTCGACCATAGACAACCACTCCCTTCTAAATTCCCTCGACTAACTTTCTCTTTTGACGTCTCATCTGGCGTGCAGCCTCAATCTCGTCAATCGGCTTCGGACTATAGAAAATGAATGTGTCTCCATCTCCATTGCCTTCATGCTTGCCATTTCTATCTTCTCTGACTCTGCTTCTGCGCTTCTTATCGTCACTGCCACCAAACACAACTGCACTGACTGTACCATCCGGATTTACTACAAAGCCGTTTCTAAACTCAGAAAGCATTGCCAGCTTTTCAACCATGTCATTGATTGACTCATCAACTCCATCTCTGACATTCCTGAACCAGTCAAGCACATCAGAATAATAGCTTCTCAGCGTGTCAACTGTCGTGCCAAACTTCACTCCGCCATTTGCTTCGACCTCGACATCAGGTGTGTCGCTGCTAAGCTTGTCGATACCGTCATCAATATCCTTCTGCATCGAGTTGACTGCAGCTGGCATCGCCTTTGAAAATCCAACCGCAATGCCTGGTGGTAAGAACCTGCCAACAGCATCTCTCATCACCCTAGACGGCGACTCAATTTTAAGTACTTGTTTCGCTTTATCAACGATGCCGTTAGCAAATCCAGCGACCTGATCATAAAGCCAGCCTGCAGCACCGCTTATGCCATCCCAAATTCCATGGACAATTTGACTACCAATAGATGCCACCTTATCAGGTATACTTGCTAGACCGTCTACAATGTTACTAGCAAACTGACTTGCAGCTTGGACTGCTTTTGACGCAAAATTCGACACGAAATTCGCCGCTCGACTAACAGCGTTAGAAAGAAATGACGCTATACGTCCTGGAAGGCTTGACATAAAACTTGCGATATTTGACACGAACTGTGAACCTGCGCTAGACGCATTCGAAGCCATCTGCGACACCCAGCTTATAATGTTAGATATCGCCGTCGTCAACCAAGTCAATACATTGCCAGGAAGCTGCATGAAAAAGTTCACAATATTCGACAAAAACTGCGAGCCTGCATTTATTGCATTCTGCACAATCTGAGCAGCCCAAGAAATGACAGTATCAATGACAAAGCCAAGAAAATAGCTAATGTTTTCGGGCAGCTGGCTGAAAAATGTAATGACATTTTCCACGAACTGCTGCCCGAAAGTCAATGCCTGATCAATGAGGTTCGCAAAGAAAGTCGATATAGTATCCCATAGTCCAGACAATGTATTCGAGATGTTCTCCGGCAACGTGACAAAGAAGTTGACAATGTTGTTCCAGACATCTTCAATGCTCGTGCCAATAAAGCTTAATATCGTGTCTAGTACGCCAGTGATCGTGTCAAACACGTTCTGAACAGTACTTACAATGCCATCCCAAATGGAACCGAAGACTTCCTGGACTCCTTGCCACAGCTGATCCCAGTTGCCGGTGAACAGCCCGATAAAGACATCCAGAATGCCAGTTATTACTCCGAATATCGTATCTAATACGTCGGCTACAAGCGTGAATGCCCCTTCAAAGACTGGAGCAAGCAACTGACAGAAGCCATCCCATGCAGCCCAGATAACATCAGTTATCGACTGAAAATTGAAGCCAAGTGCATTCAACCTGTCGACAATACCTTGTGTAAAGTTGTTGAATGAATCGACAATGCCTTGCCAGATACTAGTAATACTGTCACGGAATTCTTCATTTGTGTTCCATAAAGTCATAAATGCTGCGACAAGTGATGCAATAATTACAATAGCTCCGACAATTGTTGCAGTCATACTGCCTATTGCAAATCCAATTACTGAAGCTTCTTTTGCAAAAGCAGTAAAGCCTGCACGTGCAAGTGTAAATGCTTCACCAATGTTCTTGACACCATTGGCAAAACCAGTTACTCCAGCTTGTGCTGCCTTGAATGTCTCAGGAGCTTTGCCTATTTCGGAAAACAGTTTGCCAAAGCCAGAAGTCAATCGTCCGACAATTGAAAGCACAGGACCGATCGTCGCAGCAAATGCTGCAAACTGCAGTATCTGCTTCTGAGTTCCCTCATCCAGATCAGTGAACCAATTTACGACTTCAGTCGCTTTATCGACAATATCACTCAATGCTGGAATGACAATATCGGCTACTTTAATTGCAAGTGACTCAAGTGACCCATTAAGCTGCTCGACCTTTGACTTAAGATTGTCCTGCATGACTGCTGCAGTCTTGTCTGCAACACCAGCTGCATTGTCCATCGAAGCTGCTATCTTGTCATACTCATCCTGAGACACATTGAGCAGCGCGAGAAGACCAGACTGACCTTCAGTGCCAGCAAGCACTGATGCATAATAAGCCTTCTGCGAATCTGTCATGCCATTGAAACTGGTGCGAAGCTCTGCAATAATCTCATTAAGTGACTTAAAAGTACCATCCTGATTGGTTAGAGTAATTCCGAGCTTATCCATTGCTGCCGCAACGTCGTCTGTCGGCTTGACCATTCGAGTAAGCACACCACGAAGAGAGGTACCAGCTTGACTACCTTTGATTCCTGACATGGAAAGAGCAGTCAATGCTGTCGTAACATCCTCGATTGAGAAGCCCATCGTACTTGCGACTGGCGCAATGTACTTAAATGACTCACCTAGATCCTCGACTCCAATTGTACCAGCATTTGCAGCTTGAGTAAGAAGATCTGCAACCCTAGTAGCATCAGATGCTTCAAGACCAAAGCCAGAAATTGCATCTGCCATGATCGTCGACACTGTCGCAAGGTCTGTACCAGATGCAGCAGCTGCATCAAGAACGCCTTCCATGCCGTCAAGTATCTGCTGAGAGCTCCAGCCTGCTTTCGCCATCTCAGTCATTGCATCAGCAACTTCAGTCGAACTGAATGCAGTGTCAGCACCAAGCTGAATTGCTTTTTCTCTCAAAGCATTGAAGTCGTCTCCAGTCGCGCCAGAGATTGCCTGCACCTGAGACATTGCATATTCAAAATCTGTAGCTACTTTAAGGCCTGCCGATGCAACACCAAGCAATGGTGCCGTAATGCCGATAGTCATCTTATCACCGACACTTGACATCTTCTTGCCAATTCCGGCAAGCGAATCGCCTGTACGCTGCTCTACATTCTTTAACGTCGTCTGCGCCTGAGACTGAGCAGTCTTCAAACCAGAAAGGAAGCCGGAGATGTCAAGATCAAGATGGCCTTGAGCTGTTCCAACGTCGACTGACATCTCATCACCTCCTATGCATTGTATTGCTTATAAATATCCCTAAATGACTTATATTCCTTCTTGAAATGAGGAGTCTCTCCCTGCCGCATCTTCGTGACAATCAGGGCACATGCTTCATCTAAGCAATACGCTGTATAAGCGTCTTCTATGTCAAGCAACTCACTTGGTCTGCATTCGTAAACCTTTGCAACACTAATTACTTCAACAACTTTCTCGCTAGTTACGAAACTGCTCGAGTGCCTTGATGCCACCTTGCGTATAGTTGAAGATAGCCATGATCTGATCGTCGGAAAGCTCTAGACCGGCATCATGAATCTCGTCAATCGTAGGAGACACGAGTGAAGCTTTGATGACTACCATTACAATGTCATACACATCAGAAAGCATGCTCATGTCATCAGAGTCAAGCGAAGAACCACCGCCATTGAAGAGCTGCCCCGCCTTCGCAAGAAGCGTATTCGGGATCTGACCGGTCTTTGCAAGAAATAGCATAGACGGCCGACGAAGTTTAGCTACAAAAGGCATATTTTCTGCAAACGGCGGAAGTTCGACGATCTGACCATTTGCATAAGAACGAAGATCTGCAATGCTGGTGACGTGCTTCTCTTCGCTCTTGCACTGCGTGACTCCATGCATGTATTTAGCATTTGTAACATCTTTTATAATATCTTCCATCTTGCATCTCCTAACTTTGAGTTCTTTTAGTTCTATCTAATTCTCTACTTTGTCAATTCACTAGACGGCTGGACGATTCTGAAGGACAGGAAGCTTATCAACATAAGTAATCTCGTACGGAGACTGACCGGTATCGGGTGCAGAATTGATAGTGTACTCCGGCGCACGGAACGAACCATCTTCACTCGAAAATGCAACAGGTGTACCTGTACAATTGGGATACGATATTTTCTCATAGTTGACAATCTGACCAGCTGCATTGTACTGTGCAGAATATGCATTAAGCTTAAACGACTCGGTATAAGCCGCACTACCAGCAGCAGGCGGCTTATAGCCAACAACCTTCTTCTCATTAGTCGTGTCATAAGAAATGGTGCCACCCTGAAGTGCTACAACAAGCTCTGGGTTAAACACGTTGTCTGTCAACGTAATCTTGTTACCGGTGAGAGTCGAAGTACCGGGCTTCTGAGCTCGAAGAATGCCCTTGACGACAAGTCGTACTGCATCTTCCTCTTCAACCTGTGGCTCGACGGAGATACTGTTCGCCGTATCAAAACCGAACTCATCATTATTAATCTCGATCGTCACCAGATTCACATCAATTGTCGGGATCTCAGCACGAGACTTATAAGTCGTTTCTGCCATGATTGCCTCCTAAGTTAATTCTTCTTGTAGTTGATGTACGTCACAGACACGAAATGTGCCTTGACTTGACCGTCATAGAAAGACGAGTCTTGCTGATTGTCATACGGCACGAACAATGGCTTCAGTTCCTTCATGTCGTTAATCAACTTCTGGACAAACGTTTCTAATGTAGAATACTTCTTCTTCGGGACGTAGAGTTGAATCTCGTATAAGTCAGTCCTCGAGCTTATGCCTTGCGCCTTCATCGACCCAGCATACTTTAGTACGACATACTGACTTAGGCATTCACCATCTTTCTGGCCAGGACTGTACACCTCATAGCCTTTTCTTTCAAGAAACGAATACAAATCCCGCCAACGAGACTCCTCATATGTAAACGTACTTGTATCAATCATCAACTCACCTCCTAGAACTTTATCTTGCTCATCAAATCTTGAAGACCGTCGACAACTTCTGGGGCTTCCTTCTTCAACGTCGGATTGATGATTGCATACTTCTTCTCATGTGCCAGCTCGAGCCAGATTCCATAACTTACACCATGTGCTAGTGTGATACGTATCGTATTCTGATCCGGCTGTGTCACGACAGTCCTCAATGAAGCTTTGGCCATGCCAGTTCGATCTGTCCACGGTCTATTCCGTTTCATCGAAGCTTCTATCTGCGTTGCTTTCGTATTCGCATACATCAGAACTGCCACACCAAGCTTCAATGCTAACTTCTCCATGTTCTTGCCAAGCTTCGATTGATCATAGTCAAATTTGAGAGTCGCCACCTTCATCGACCTCCTCGAAGCTCAGATCGGCTATGATGCCCCAATTCTGTATATCTACACATCCAACGTATCGAAGTGTCACAGATGTCATCTGAGAGCTTCTGAATGATATCTGAATCTCATCCCCTTGACGCAAATCACTCGACTTCACGTCATCAACGAGACATAGAAGCATCGGTTGTTTCTTCGTCCTAGTCGTTGCAGCATCGCCGACAGTCTTGGTGATGTATGAATTTGACTCGTGATACAAGCCTCTTACTTTTGCCACCGTCTCAAGCTCTCCAGTCGGTTCATTGAACTTGTCAAGCTTTCGTCTCTTGAACTCGAAGACTACACCATTACATCTTACTTCTCGCTTCAACTTGTAAGCTTCGAACTTGGTGTTAATCACCGCCAAGCACCCCCGAATTGTATCGTCTATAACGAGAAGCAAGACGTCTGAAGTAAGCTGAAGTGTCTGACGTAGAAAGACCGCTAACAGAAATTGTCGAGTCCTCAGCTTTAATCAACAACAGCTCGTAGATAGTCGCATCGACATCTCCATTGTTCTTCTTCAGATAGTACTCGATGTCACCGTCTTCGAAGTATGGAGACATATTCTCGCGAGTCTCTTGCTTGATTGCTTCAATTGCATTCTCGACTGCCATCTTTCCCTCCGACCAGCTACTCAGCATCTTCCTCTTCGGACTTGAAGAGACGAATCACATCACGTGCTTCAACAATGCTCTTCGTACCAGAGATGTCGATACCGAACACCTCGGCATACCGCTTGACTTCGGCTTTATTCCACTTATTGAGCGGCTTCTCTTCAAGATGCTCAATGAACTCGTCATCAGTCATCTCGGAAGCAGCTTCAACATCCTTCTTCGTCTTCTTAGACGGATCATAGATCGTAAAGCCTTGCTTCTCGTAGATGGCACTAAATGCACCGCTAGTCACGGTGAAGACGTCCTTGCCATTGGTGATTGTTACCATCGCTTCTTCCTCTCTCCGAAATTGCAGAAGAAGCGGCACTAAGCTTAACCTAATGCCGCTAATCTTCTATCTTCCTTCTACATCTACTCCTTGGCAGTATCGATGATACCGACCTGATCTGCAGCCTCGAAAGACGGAAGGCAAATCATGGAGACGATGGTCTCGACGTTGACGGGATCAGCCTTCTGAACGGTGGTGACTGCAACTCCAGTGTCAGTAATAGACACGTTAGCCACCTGACCACCCATAAGATCGGACTCTGCCGGAGTGGTACCAAACCAAGTGTGACCAAGGGCACCGTCAGGGAACATCACGAAGGTGTTCTCAGGCATGAAGCGAACGGTCTGACCATTCTCATTGACGTATCGCTTGTCATTGACCATGACGTCAAGACCGACCTCATCGAGAATGAACTGACGCAGACGACCATCATTCACAGAAGCCTGTCCGTCGGAGAGGACAAAGACAGTCTTGGCGATCTTCTCGTTGTTGCGAATGTTGCGCCAAGTAGCACCGTCGCACATTGCCCTAGTGACCTCAACTCCAGTGCTGTCAATGATCTTCTCCTTGAGTGCTCGCATGTCCTCAATGGGGTCAGAAGTAGCATGATCAGACCAAGACACTGCAGTCTCGACCTTGTGATCAGAAGGAATACCGTAGTTGTAAGTGAACGACTGACCGTTGTTTGTCATGGAGACGACACCGGTGGTGAGTGCCATCATACGCATGCGCTCACGAGAAGCACGAGCACCACGAAGCAAGTTCATCTCGTCATCGAACACACGATTCATGACGGAATCGATGTAAGCCTGATTGCCAGTCTCTAGCACGAGATTGAGCTCCTGACGCAGCTCCTCGTCGATGTAAGTCGACTCCTTGAAATACGGCATCTCTGCAGTAAGCTTGTCGAAGCCGATGCGAGGACGAGGCACTGCAAAGGTGTCAAATGCGGAAGTCTTCAAGATAACCGGAAGTCCGCGAGAGCCCTTGATCCACTGAAGCGAAAGACCTCGCTTCTTATCGTCGGGGAACAGCTCTTCACAGGGATACGGAGCCTCGTCTTGAACGAGCTCCTCCCAATAAGCAGTCAGCTGGTTGGACTGCATCAAATCGAAAATAGTCATATTGCTACCTCCTCAGAAGTTTTACTAAAGCGCAATGCAAAGCACGCTGGACACGGAAGTACCAGGCGTGAACAAAGCCTTAGCGACGGAATCAAGGCGATTGTAGTTGACAATGCCAGCAACAAGACCAGTACCGTTTGCATTGCCATCAGTGATGTCAACATCGTGAAGAAGAACGACGTTAGCATTGTTAGTCTCAGCATCAACAGTCACTGCAGGAGTCTGCAGGTTGGACATGTCAATGTGAAGCGGAACACCAGCCGGAACGATCTTTCGACCATTCTGAGTCTTGGTGTTGGTGACGGCGGAACCGACAATGATGCCGACTGAAGACTGATAGCTAACGTCTCCAAGGATTTGAGTCGGAGCTGCACCTGTAACAGAATGAATACCAGAACGATTAAGCATTTTGCCCTCCATTAGTTGTTCTTACCCCAGTAAGAAAACTTCTTGCCGTTTCCACTGGGCTTGCGCTGTGCTGCAAGACGTTTGCCGATTCCATCTTCCTTCTTTGACCCGTTTGAACCAGAATCAGGATTGATCGAAGAACCAGTGCCGGACTTACCGGCTGCATTATCGTCGTCTTTATCAGTACCGAACCAAAGCGGATACTTCGACTTAAGCTCACCGATAACAGTCTTGAACTCCGCGTTCTCACCTTGCTCTGCAAGATGCGCAGCTGCAAGAGTCACGACGTCATCAACAAACTGCGATTTCACACCGAGCATCATTGCTTCTGCTTTCGCTTCCGCAATCTTTGCTCGATGCTCAAGTTCAGCGACTTTCTCACCATCAGCTTGAGATGCTGCACTAGCATCATCATTAGTAGAACCGCTCCGACCGCTCTGCTTTTTTGCCGACATAAACGACTTGACTAGTTCAATAGAATCAGTGTCATTCGGATCAATGCCAAGCTCATTGTACACGGAGTTACGACCCTGCTTCTTCTCACGAGCCATCATTCGATTGACATCATCCTGCGTGAAAGTCTTCTCGCCATTGCTGCCGTCGACACCAGCATTAGAAGCACCATCATCATTTCCAACATTGTCGTCAACACCGTGCTTGTCATGATTGTCTTTGTCATTTACGTTCAAAGACTTATCATCAGCATCGACTTGCTTAGCATCATCATTCTGATTCTGCTCACCATTGTTCTTGCTCACAGCCATCTTCACTACCTTTCATTCCATGTCTCCCATGGTAGCAACTTTAAATCCTCGATTCCGTTTTCAGTCCGAATCAAGGTAAAACGACCATCGTACTTCTGCTTCAGCTTCTCGATGTGCTTCCCGAGGCGTTCTTTCTTCACCAAGATCAGCTCGCCAATAAGCTTTGCCAACTGCGGATTCTTGCGACCACACATCTTTGCTTGCCGCTTAATCTGCTTGTCTAGATCCGTTTTAAGTTCCATCCATCTTGCATCTTGAACAGACACGAGATAGACTCTTTTGCAACTCGGACAATTGAAGAAGACTACATCGCATGGGCCTTCATTGAGATCCATGTGACTCATCTTTATGCCAACAGAGCTAAGCTTAAACTGCTTTCCACAATTATCACAGACGACGTCGATATCACCCATGATAGAACACCACTTCATGTGACACACCAGAATGCCTGTCGACAATATACTTTCCGGTGACTTCGTCTTCAACTCGTTTCCTAGATTGCGCTAGGTCATTTCGCAGTCTATCTAAGTACTCTGATTGCTTTCTAGCGTTGTCAAATCTATGCGTACTCTTATCGCTCATCCTAGTAGTCACGTCAATGCATTTCTTTAGAAGTTTCTCAGTTCGCCAGTCATCACCTTGAACAAACATTCGAAGACCACAAGCTGGACAATCGTACCAAGTCAATCGATAGCTTTTGCCATTAACTGTCAACCACTCCGACTTCAACTGTGCTTCATGTAGATGATTGTCAATGCTTGGTTCTGCAATTGACACATGAAAATCATTTGAACACTCTGGGCAAATGCATTTGATCTGCAGATCATTTTTATCTGAAAGCATAATTTTGCCTCCTTTTATTTATTATTTATATATATTAAATTATTTTGTTTTATTTGTAAACAGAAAGTTAGAAGAACTTTCAAGAAACTTTACCGAAAAATTGATGAATTTACCGAATTGCTTCTTAATGTCAATTGACAACGGTGCAATCAACTTTGGATTGATATTAGACAGACCGACACGTGCACCTGCTAGAGAACATGCAATTGCGGCAATCGTATCAGCATCTCCTCCGTCATTCACTGCTCCTCGAAGCGTCGAGTTGAAGTTGCCATGTGATGCATACCACATCGCATTCACAAATGTATTCGTCACTTTACCAGATGGATTCTTAGGCCCCTTGAAATCGCAATGGGTATATTCACCCATCATCGACTTTCGAAGGGCCTCAGATGTCTTCTGAATAAGCGATGCACACGTCGATGAATTATGCGTTATCTCTCCTTGAGCAATATTGAGCTCGTCTAAGCCGAGAATTGCACATGGAAGATAACGCATCAGTGACCCGTTGCCAAGCTTGTCTTCGTCTCGCTCAATGTATTTTCCAGTCGCCTTGAAGAACTCGATACCTTCTCTGCAAGTGCGCCCAACATCTTTCGGGCAAGTCAACAGCCACTTGACAAAGTTACTTGCACATTCATGCTTAAATCGATCAATGTCATCTGGATGCTTCATCAATGCATCCATGATGCAAAGCATCATCTGCGTATCGTCAGTGACTTCACCTAGATCAATGTCAAGCCAGCCACCACCAAGTTGCTTCGTAACTTCGCCGTACTTAGATCGTATCTCATCTTTACTCATAAACTCAGTAGTTGCACCAACAGAGTCACCTACTGCAAAGCCATAGACTGCACCAGCAATATGGTCCTTCAGCTCGAAACGTTTCACGCATCTTCCTCCATTTTATAAAAGTCACACTTCACGATATTGTACAACACATCATGTGGTTTTCCATTTGACTTCGGAGGCTTCTTGTACTTGTCGCAGAAATCCTTGATAGCACCAATTGCAACTTTGTCACCTGACGAAAACCTCAATTCCGTCTTGTCTCTAAACTCGCATGTTCTGCATTGTGTCGTCTTTGGATCTGGATGAGTAGCGTGCACCGGACTAAACTTACTCTTCTTCTCAGCCATCGTATCTCCTTTCTCTAGATGGCTTTTTTTTAATTACATTATAACACAAAACTAATGCTTGAACGATGTGGCACCGCTATCTATCGTCTGTTCATAGCCAGAATTAAAATATCTCGGCTGATCGACGATCTCCATCTCGATATTAATCGTGTCATTAGTCTTCTTAATGTCTGTAATTCGAAACTCAGTGCCTCTTTGAAGAATAATCTCTGCTTCTCCACCGACATCTCTATAATTCTGACCCGTCTTGTACAATGCTTCTTTCATGCCGACTGTTTCTCCATAGAAAGACTGTGGTTCTGCGTAAACACCTCTTGTCCCTTTTGGTGCATAAATCTTGTACCTGACCTTTCCGCCAAAGCCAGAATCACCTGCAATTGCCGTAGACGTAAAAGCATGGTTTTGAACAGTCATGCCTTCAAGTGCTTTCAAATCTTCAGTCGATCCGTTCTTGAACAACTCCAGCATGTTATCGAAGTTGAAACCGCTTCCTTCAAACCATCCAGCAAGCCCAGTATAATCAGAACCGCGAAATAGATACATCGAACTCGGCAATTCCATATTGTCAATTGTTGTTGTCAAGTCTGCGATTGCCTTTGCGTGGTCAATATTCTTCGTGCCATTCTTGCCAAATTTCTTCGCAAATTTGCTGCCAAGTTGTCGCCAACTGTCTTCTGTTCCCCAATTTGCATTACCGACACCGACAAAGTCTTTCCTGTCCCACGAACCATGTGCATAGCCAGAAAGCGGTTTATTTATCGGATTTGAGTTCTCTGTATACTTCCATACTGAGAACTTCTGACTGTCGTCAAGCGCATCCCAGTTATCATCAAGCCACTTTCGCAAATCTCCATCTGCGATCCATCTGTTCTCGTACAACTTTGCGAGTGACTTCGCTTCGTCAGTAAAATCATCAGCTGTGAACTTTTTCAACGAACTCTCGATCTTGATTTTACCAGTCTTGTAGTCGTCAAGCTTTGTCAACAATGAGTCAAACTTCTCGGACTTAATCGAACCAGACGAGTACTTGTTGAAAGCTTTTTTGATATCGTTTGTCTTTGCTTTCTTCATGATGTCATCGATTGCATCTGCAAAATCGTCAGACTTCTTCACAACCTCGTTTTTGTAGAACGACGCGCTCTCACTCTTGAACCATGCAAGCACTTCGTCATATGACTTACCTGCAAACTCCTTTGTTGCACCTTTTGCAATTGCTTTCTGCGTCTTAAGCTCAGCCTTCGTGATGCTCAACTTGTTCTTGACTGCAGTCAATTCGTCATTCAGAGTACTGAACTTGTCAAACTGCTTTGGCGTCATGCCAATACACTTCTCGAACAAGTCGTCAAGCTCGTCAAAGGCATCCTGCAACTTAAGCATCTTGCTTTTGTCATAGCCATGAAAATCAAAATAACAGTCCATCAGCTTGTTCTTGATATTTAGCATCTTCATATGCTCAGTCGAATTGCTGTTCTTTAAACTTGGTGACAATACATCAACTAGATCGTCATAATGCGTTCTAGCAATGTCATCAAGCGTAGATGCAAAGTCAAGTTTCACTCCATGTCCATAGTACTTTTCGACCAAGTTATAGACAGTGTCATATCCTTCATGATACTGTGCTTTCTTGATTTTCTTGAACTCCTTTATACTGTCCTTGTCGTATTCAGACAGCACTTTGTCAATTTTCTTCTTCGCATCGTTAAGTGACTTGACATGATTGTCAAGCTCACCTATTGCTTTCTTTGCTGCTTTGATCATGTCATCAATGTCATCGTCAAGCTTTGACACTGTCTTTTTGGCAGTCTTTTCAACGGTTTTTTCAATCGTCTTTTTGGCTGTTTTCGCTGCAGTCTTGCCATTGTCGGACAATGCTTCTTCAATCCACTTGATAACGGCTTTGTCTTTCTTAGCATCAGTGCTAATGTCAAGTCCAAAATTCTTTGCCATGAACTTGACAATGTCATCATACTCATTGTCACTCATTATTTCTATTGCATCGTATATGCCGTTCTTCGACTTCTTCGCAATGCTCAAATGCTTTGCATACTTCTCAGTCATGTCTTGCATTGTCACGTCTGCTTGCTTACTGACGGTCTTGTTCACAGCCTTTGCTGCTTCATTTTCAACCTTCTTTGCTGTCTTCAATGCATCATCTGCCTTGCTTGCAGTCGCCTTCTTCAAGCTCTGATCCATGATCTCGTCTTGATACCACTGAGTCCACTTCTTGCCAGAAGCCTGATGAATCTGAGACACAGTCTGTTGCACGTCTTTCGGCAATTTCTTGTACCATGCATTAGGCGACTTATACTGCGAATTGCCATACTGCTTCTTGATATCACCGAAAGTCATCTTCGACATCTTGCTTGCATCATACCCGAACTTCTTTGCAAACTCATCTATCTCTGGATACATGCCGTCCTTGCCGTTCACCCAGTTTGCAAGTTTGTCAACCATCTTGTCGTCTACCACTGGCTCCATCGTGCACATGCCGTTCGGATGGTCCAACGGAAGTTTGTCTTTCTTGAAATGCGCGCCGTCACGGTCTGCACAGATAGGACAAACACGAGATCCATTTGCAAGCCAGACATATTCAGTAACGAATGGATTATTTTTCGTTGCTGCTACAAAGCTCTGCTGATATGTATGCTGCACAAGCGTCCTCGCAAGTCTCTGTGCATTGTAGTCTACTGCATGCTTGTAAATCCTCATGCCCTTTGGGCCAGTCCATGAAAGTTGCTTAGTCGGACTGACATACTGAGACAGTTTCTTCGCCATCTCCTCAATTGGCATCTGCATCGCTACACCTTGACTCATGATGGAATAGACGTCCCTGAGCGTCTTCTCATTGTCACCCCAGATGGCAGCACTTAGAGACCAAGAGCCCGGCTTGCCATATATAGAACCAGTGATCAGCGAATTCACAGTCGACTGAGGAACATATGAAAATGCAGCATCAAGTCCCTTCTTTGAAAATCCAAAGTTAGACATCCAGTCTACAGCATCCTTGACTACTGCATCAGAGACCTTCGCCATGCCATCGACAATGTTGGTGTACACACCATTGGCGATCTCCTTGCTTTGTGTTTGCATTTGCTTGTACAGTTGCTGATAGTAAGTTTGACTGACTGGAGATGAACCGGTTGCCAGCTTGCCATAATGCTCTGCCTGCTTTAGCACGTCTTCTGACCACTTCTTGTACGCATTCTCAATGTACTCTTGCTGCTCTTTTGTCACAGAGTCACGGACTGCCATAGCATACTTGAATATATCAGAATTTACCGGCATCTCGTTAATCCCTTCCTCGCTTAACCAGATGCAATCTGAAGCCCCATCATCTCATCTCATATAGGAATACACATATGAGAAGTTCTATGGCTTTAGATGTCATCTCGTTAATTCATACTGATATCTTCAATGTCGTCATCGACGTCAGTGTCTTCTTCCGTCTCTTCCTCTTCATCCGTGAATGCACCGCCCATCTGAGACTTAACAGGTTCTCCAATGTCATCTGCTTTAGGATATGGTACATTCTCACCATTCATCGGAAAGCTTGCTTCTTCTAGAATCTGCCTTTCGATTGCAATCTGCTTCAATTCCTCAGACACCTCATCGTCCGTGAGCTGGTACCACTTCTTCATGTAAGACTTCCTGCTCATGACCTGAGCAGCCACCTCTGCAAGATTGACATTCTTCTCCTCGACCTCATCATCTGGGATCGGTATGTTCTGCTCAACATCGACTTCATATGCTGTACTGACAAGAAAGTCATCCGTGTATCGCTTGACACAGTTCGGATACACAATTGAACCGTCAATGATGATGGAGACAACAGCTTCAAGCTGCGGGCCCCACGTCTTCATCTTCTCCTTGCACCTAATAATAAGTGGCCAGTAGATCGCCTTCAATGCCTTGCCTGAAGTAATCGCACCAGACATTGTCTGAAGATTGACGTCAGGCATATCGACTTGATCATAGCCAGTAGACTTAATTCGATCAAGCGAGCTTTGAAGTGCTGCAGAATAGCTGGTATCTGGATTAATAGTACCGACAGATGGACTTGGGTTGTCCAGGTTCTGATCCGATCCAAGATCCCAGAAAGCACCAGGAGCAGTAGACAACTCCTTAGTCGAATTCGAGTCCATGTCAATCGTGTACTTGATCTGATTCATAGACTTTCGCTCTGAATCAATGTCTGCATTAGACAGCTTCGAATACCAAGACTCATAACCCTTGAGAATCTCAATCTCAGACTCACCATCGTCATCACCTGTAAGTCCATCATTAAGAATGACAACTGCCGGAATCTTGTCAAGCAAAATAGCCTGCCGCTTAGTCACATCATCAAGTAGTCTACCTGCACCATCGTAAAGCTGCTCCTCGAGATAGACGGTGTCAGTCCCGTCAAGCTTATGCTCAAGCTCATACTTCTTCTTGAATATGCGTTTCTCAGAAAGCTTGATACTGTCCTTCACGATAATGAACGCCACAAACTTCGTCAGCTTCGTATTGCCAACATTCATCTCGTACAAAAACTGAGTAGACGGAAGGAACACGACTGTGATTCCGTCTTCCTCGTTGAAGTTGATCAAGCATGCAACTCGCTTGCCAATAAAGCAATCTCGTGCCGCTTTGACAAGTTGCTGCTCAAACTTGTTCGCATCGAGTACTGTCTTTACAAGGTCTGACATCACTGTGATCTGGTTCTTTGCCTCATCACTAGCCTTGCCAAGATCTCCCTTTGTAGTGATTGTTATGTCGGGTGCATCGGCGAATAAAAAGCGTGCTTCTTTGTTGATTAGTGATGCGGCCATCTTGTATGACAGATTCGACGGGATATAGTCTCCATTCGATCCTTCGGTAATGAAACTCGCACCATCCTTGTAGATCTTGTAGTAACCGCAAATCTGAGTGAGCTCCGTAAGAACGTCATTCGTATAACCGCTTACTTCTTCATTGATCAAACCATATGGAATTCGATTGAAGGCGGAGAGGACTACAGTCGAATTCTCCGCCTCAATGACTTTTGCCTCTTCGCTAATAGTCATCTCCGTCAACTCCTAGCTTCTACTATCGAACACGAATCTTCTGACCAACATAGATTTTGTTCGGATTGCTAATTCCATTCATGCTTGCCAGCCTCTGATATGTAGTACCATACTTGCTTGCAATGCCAGACAGAGTATCACCAGCTTTTACTACATAATACGTAGTACCGCTCATTCCATTGACGATAGCTTGAACATTATCATATCTGTCACCTAGGATGAGCTTACGATCATTGCCATTGCCATATTTGCCATCTTTAACTTCACTTGCAAGCGTCTCATTGCTAGCTGCTGCAATATGATTGATAAAGCTCTGAACTTCATCATACCGACTACCGAGCCTCTTCTTACGCTCGTCGCCATTACCATAACTACCATTCATTACAGCAATTGCAAGCTCAAGCGTTGTACCATTTGGCGCTGCATCACCAGAAGGCTCATCTCCATCACTTGGACTAGAAGGACTTGACCCAACATACTTTGCCCAAGCTTCACTGCTACCATAGAACACGTTGCCATCAAGACTTCCATTGTAGCCACTGATACGAACACTCGAACTAAATTGCCATGCACATACTAGCCCGACATTGTAGCTACTTGGAAGACTATTGCTAATACCATAGTCGATATCGGTGATTCCATCCTTAGGATAGCCAGCAACCCATCTACCACAATTTGAGTTGACTTCTCCTTGCTCAAAGCGCCATGGATTAGCATAGATCCAAGGCCATACTCCTGTAATGTCATGGTAATGCTCGACAAAAGCATTCACCCAAGACACAGACTGACCTGCTTCCCAGTCAAGAATCGGAATGCCTTTGCCTTCATATCCGATAGTATTCTTACGGAAAAACTCGGCTTCTGCATTTGCATCGTTATTCCTTGCAAAATGATAGAAGCCAAATGGAATGTCACTGCCAATGCATTGCTGGACAAACTCATCACAGCTCTTGTCTATGTATCCAAGACCTTCAGTCGCTTTGACGACAACACCGCCAAGGCTGCCATTACTCACAACTTTAACAACATCAAGACCTGCTTGCCAATTGCTGATGTCAATAAACTTCATGCTCATGACGTCCTCCTAATCTATGACATCATCTATGACATCAGGATGATACAATATAGAATGAATGTCCTTAGTCATATCCTTTATCTGTACTACATCGTCTGCCATAATATGCACCGTCTGTCCAATCTTTGCTGAATTTGTCTTTGAATCTTCCAATTGTGCAATAGCAACTGCAACTTGAGTAGTCAAGCCTGCTGTCTGTCGTGCAAGCGACTTTGTCTGCTCTGACATATTTGCAAGCACTTCCATCTGCCTTGTACGAGACGAGATGTCTTCACGCTGCACATCAACTGTATCTTGCTGTTGCTTTACTTCCAATTCCAATCGCTTTTGCTGCATCTCGGCTTCGAACTTCTTCTGTTCCTTACGTTCTGGAAGATAGTACTTCATAAGCAGAAACACAATTGCTACTATTGCAATAAGGAAGCAAACTATCTCACCAGAAGCATGTGAGATTGACGCGGCGATTCCATCCCAGAAATTGTCTGGTGGCATATACCCTCCTCATAATCAATTGCTTAACTTTGACTAGGGTATTTACCCTTCTTATCAGTAATAGCCTTCTGAAGCCACCAGATAAATTCTAAGACACCATCAACTTGCTGGCTAATAACTATACCTTAAGGCCATTCAGTGAGCCCCATGTGACTTCTGATAACTCCTCTTTTGTAAACACATGAATTGAATTGCTTGCACTGTCAGGATCACGAATAAGATAGCCATCGTCAACCCTGTCATATATTAGCACTACATGACCACCGTATTCCGAATCACCAAGCTTCCCTTTCATGCCACACATTACGACATAGCCTGCATCAAGCATTTCATCTATATGCTCGTCAAAGCCCCATTGCTCACCAGACCACTTAAAGCCATACACACCTGAAGCCCACTTGCACATTGCATCTTGATCATTCACTTCTGCTTGAAGAAAATTGTCTTGATACATCACAAGATCAGTCGGATATGTTTCTTTCCCCTTTAGATAGCTTATCATCATCGAAAGGCAACACAAGCCACAGCCATGAGACTTAATAGTCCCAGTACTATAGCTTGTGTCACTCCACTGTGGATCAATCTGCAAGTGCATTGGCATATAGCTTGCTACCTTGCTTTCAGCTACGATCTCATTAGTTGCATTTGTTCCCATGTCATAGCCGTCAAAGAACCCTTGATTGTATGCATCAACGTACTGACAAATAACATTAAAGACTATGACAAGCCATAATGCTGAAATGACGCAGGCAACTGTCAGCATCTTCCACACAATGCCAAAGTCTTCCTTGCACCGTCGTCTAGGCTTCTCTACTTCCTGTCCGATCGTCATACCCTACAGCCACCTCCTTATCCGGATAGAATGCATTCTGATCTGGATAAATGACACCAGGGACAGTCACGTCTCCATTTGTTGCACCGCTCTGATCTACTAGACCTTCGCCAATGGTGTAGCCGATGACGGTTGCAGCTGCCATAATGATAGACACTATCTGGGTCGCACTGTCTTCACTTGCACCGCAGTACACCATGATCAGAAACACCAAAGTTGCAAGAGACATCCAGAACTTACGGGAAGTCAACTTACGGAGGATGTCCTGCATTGTCACCTTACCGTCACCGTCGGTATCAAGAATGTTGTTGTCGTTGTTGTTAGCCATTGCTACCATCCCTTCCTTGAATAGAACTGTTTGTCCTTGACATCTGCAACTGTCACAGTATCCAATGCATACCAGATGGCTGAAAAACTGTGAGGGTCAATATTGAACTGGTCATAGACCGTATCGCCATTTCTTGCTTTAGCATAGGTGAGATCTTTCAACTCTCGAATCACGTTCTTGCACTTCGGACTACAGACTATCTTCTTGAATCTCTTTATCTTCCTTGTGTTGCTAAGCCTTGACCCTGCAAACTTGTTCCTGCATTTGCGGATTCTGAATCCCAGCTGTCGATAATAGCTGATTGCCTTTGGGTCCTCATTGTCTGCCACTATCTGCTTTTGAACTCCCATAGCTGCATAACTATCTAGCCTCTGCTTCAGATCCTGCATCTCGCTTAGACTGGCAAACTTGTCGTCGGTGATATGGTTCATGTAGATCTCATCCCAGATGTACAAAATGCCTCGTTCTAAGTCTACTGACATCGAAATGACTGCATTGAAGCTCTCTTCGAATCCGAAGTCAAATCCGAAGTACTGATTGGCTATCCCTAGCTTCTCTATCTCCTGCTTAAAGATTCTTGCATTCTTTGCTACACAGAATTGGGGAAGAACACGAGATCCTGTTGCTCCGAACCTACCCCACCTAGCTACTTCATATAGATGTGGATCGTATCGCTCCATGGCATCTAGACGTCTAATATATGACTTAGGCAGCCATGGATTGTCTGTCGGAACTGAGTGATGATAGTACACTCCATTTTTGACCAAAGTTCCTCGTCTATAGAAGTCATCTTCATCTACAATGACCTGCTCACTTCCATGGGCATCTAGTGATGCGAAGAAATGTCTGTAGATCCAAGACTCCTTTGACACCGGATTGCAACTCAGAATGAAATGCATTGACTGATCTGGAGTACGAATACGACCTTGCAGCTCCTCATAACCGGCAAACTTTACTTCCGGTGCCTCTTCGATCCAGACAATTGACACACCGTTGATTGACTTTACCTTCTCGGGCTTGTCCATTCCTTTGAACATTATCTCAGAACCGTTTGGAAACCTCAAGCGAAGTGGTGATTTGGTACATAGAATCTTGTTCTTTGCTTTACCCTTCATCTTCCACTCCCACGTGTCACCACAATAGAGACCCATATTCGTCACTATCTCTGTAAGCAATGAATAGCAAGAATCGAATATCGTATCAAAGACTTCCCTGATGACGAGGCACTTCCTCTTCTCCTCTAGAAGCTTAAGAATAATCTTGATGCCGACGTCATACGACTTTCCGGATCCATAGCCACCGACAAGCAGGTATGTTTCGTAGTCCCAGTCGAAGATAAAGTCCTCGAAAGCTGGTGCGACTTCTAGACTGATCTTACTCATCTTCGATCATCTCATCCCAGTCGTCTGGCCAACTATCGAGATCTTCAGCTTCTTCTTGCATCTCCTCAACTTCTTTTGCCTCTTGTTGCTTCTGTAATTGCTTCTTTTGCTTCTCTGTTTCAGCTTGCTGTTTCTCAGCTTCTGTTGCTTTTCTGACTTTCACACCCTTGTTGACTTCACTCTGCCATTCCTCGTCATCTTCGTCATCACAAGAACCAGCACGAGTGACTTCGATCTTAATCGAGGTGTCTTCGTCAATGTCATCCAAGATGCCCTTCTGCGGATCTCGCTTCCACTTGTCTGGGCAACGATTGTAAAGCCACGTCTGAGCTGCAGTTACGTTCGGAGCAACTTCTTCAGTCAACTCCTCCTTCTGCGTCTCGACCAACTTGCCATACCGAATAATCGACGTAATCCTCACTTGCTTTCGTTGAAAACCAAGAGCTGATTTCAACAATGCCCTCTCGACAAGATAGTCTGTCGTCATCTTGCCGTGATCTAGCGCCTTGCGAATCTTCGCGTCATTGTTTCGGAGACGTTGAAGTTGCCCAGGAGATATCTTCATCTTCTGTGCTATCTCCTTGTCGGTATACCCGTCACGGGCCATGCCTTCTAATAGAGCTAGACCTTCTTTGCGACGCCACTTCTTCTGCAAATTCGCGTCAATGATCTTGCTTCGATCAGTTGTTCTTGTCCTAGGCTGAGGCAAATTGCAACACCTCCCTTCTTAAATGCCTCTCAGGAGTCACCAGAAGACATCTGAGACACTTTGAGTTCTCTTATGTTAGATTATACCTATTGAACCAAATAAGACCTTAGAAGTCATCTGGGAGCTTCTGGGAGCTTCTGGTATTTTATACGACAATAGCCGGAACTATGCCCGGCTACTGATCTCAGATCTCTGTTGATGCTGTCTTACAGCTTGACTAGTTTACCAATATGATCACAAAGCATACAAGGAAACGAAATTTTGTACATGATCTCCAAGGCGTCCCCTAGAGTGTACTGGTCCCTGCTGAGCTTGATACCCTTCTTGGTCTCGATACCGATGCGATAACCATTCTTGATGTTCTTCTTCATTGTCGTTTCCATTCTCTGAGGACTTGAAGTTCTACTTTAGAACCAAGAGACACGGTGCTGAGTCTGACCGAACGCGTCTTTGAAAGACGTGACCTTGACTCCCTCTTCTCCCATCTCGATGGCCTTGTTCGCGTAAGCCATTGCCTTGCTCTTGGAGAAAAACACCTTTCCGTTCTTCATCTTCTTGCCTCCTGGCCTCTCTGAGTTTCCCCTTCTTCCTTACAAGAATATTATACAACAAGTCCTCGGCCTTTGTAAACCAAGAACTTGAAGTTTTTTTTTTTTGAAGTTCTTTCAAATTTAGTTCGCATAGACAAACGGAACCTCGAAGTCAGTAAAATACTCAACCTCAGGATGTGCAATGCCAGTCGACTTCTCAATAATCATGTTGTCCGTAATGTCGAACACTGCATCGACCTTGTACTTGCTACCATCATAGCTCTCAAAGCCACCCTTGCGGAGATAGACGAACTTCTTACCAGGGTGCTTCTCATTGATCCAGACGTTCATCTTCCTAGTCTCGCCATCGTAAGACTTATCATCCCAACCATTGAAGGTGATCTCGATCTTCTCGGAAGTCTTAACCCAACCATTCTTCTCGATCTGATTTTCCTTGGTGTAGATCTTACGTGCCATTTTGTTGCCTCCTAGCTTCTTTGGGAATTTCTTTGTTCCCTTTTGTTGATTTTATTGTACACAACTTTCAGCCTAATAGACACAGAATCTTAAGGTTTTTTTAGGTTTTTAGGTTTTTAGGTTTTTTACAGACATGATAACAGCAATATCAATCCGCAGGCACAAGCGTCTGCAATGCATACTGCACCGACCGTAATTGCTATTGCAATAATGCAGACAAGAATCGTGACAAATCTTTCTAAATTCATGTCTACTTCATTTTCTTGTAGTCTACTTTTCTTCTGGTAGTCTACTCCATTTCAAAAAGCTTCAGTTGTTCCGGCTCGCATAGCCTGTCAAGCTCTCTTTGCTTCTTCAACTTAGCAAGATTCTCCTTTGACCTGTCAGTCAGCTGACGCCAGTACTTCATCAAAGCCCATCGACATGCTTGCATCTCATCATCCGTCAAATCGATTCCCGCATTGACTTGCTTTGCCATTCTGCTCAAGAAGTCTGCATCAATTTTATTGAAGCCTGCACCATTCTCATGAATCGACTTGTTGTCTCGCTGCTCGTCTTCCTCCTGAAGACTAAGCAACAGCACTAATGCTGACTTGACTGCATTGTCATTGAACCGAATCAAATTCTGAATGTACGCCTTCCACTCCTTCAGGTTCTTCAAACTGTCAAGCTTCTCGATCATTCGATCTCTTTTGACTCGATCCATTACTCGGCCTTTCTCTCGCTTCACCAGATGACATCTAAGATCACTTAGACTTAAAATTGGTATAGATACCAATTTAGTACCAAACATGACCTCAGATGTCATCTGAGAGCTTTGCATGCTTGTCACTAGTCATGATACCCATTGCGGTCGAACCAGTCTTCAAGGTCAGCCATGTACAAGATCATCTCCTGCAGTCGCTTGTTTTCAACTTCAACCTGACCACTATCATAGTCAACTTCTGTAAACCGATTGTATGGCACCGGAATGTCTGAATAGTCATTGCCTGACACCCTCGCATATGACTTCAACATGAACCCTGCTATCACGAAGACAAACGGCAGTAGAGCTTCTCCACCAATTGCCCAGCAGCCTCTGTCAGCGTACACATATTCGCCGATAAAAAGCATTATGAACGGACCGGAAATTAGTAGCAAATTGCCAATGCTAGACACGCAATTTGCAACATTGTCTTGAAGCTTCCTGATGAAGTTCGACAACATCATTGACACGTTTTGACCAAACGTGCGCTTCACAGACTTCTTAGTCTTGCCACAGTTGATGTTACTCATCAGTTGCCTCCTAGCATCTGAATTGCTTCAAGCTTTCGATTGACTGCCACTCTGTCCGCTATCTCGTTCATCGGATCACCTGAATGCCCTTTGACTTTCCTGAATGAAATGCAGACATTCATTGCTTTTGCTACTTCAGTCAAGAACTGCATCTCCTTCCAAAGACCAATGTTCTTGATTTTTTCACCCTTCCCATTCTTCCAGCCATTTAGCTTCCAACTGCGAAGCCATCCATTTACAACGGTGTTGACAACATATGCACTGTCACTGACTATCTCATACTTCGTTTTGTCCCTGGGATCATTCACCTTCAAAGTCAAAGCGTATTTGTATGCTTCAATAGCCGCCTTCAACTCCATTTTATTGTTCGTTGTATTCCTGCTAAAACCACTGATCTGCAAGATGCCATCGTCTTCTTTCTTGAAGACCACTGCCCATCCACCTGGACCTGGACTGGAGCTGCATGCTCCGTCTGTATAGAGACTTACCATCGCCCCTCCTTCTAGAAGTTCGGCTTCCTCCTCTTGCCAACTCTCCCTTCTTTGACAGTCACAAACGTCATAAGCACTAGCTTGATGTACATCTCATACATGGTGTCACCGTGAACCGTGAACAGCCAGTCTGCCTTGTCTACACTTGGACTCTTATGCGCCAAGACAATGCATGCGTGATATGTCATGCCACCGTCGATGTCTGTAATTACAAGAGTAGAACCAACTGCTATATCGTACTTTTTCACCATCAACTTTAGAAGCAGCTCGAGTGCTTCAAATGGAATGTCATCGTCTCCGTCACATGCTGCGTGCAATGGCTTGATGTTCTTCGCCATCATTTGAGCTCGCTTCGCCCATATGTTCTTCGTGTGCTTCTCACCACAAATCTTCTTTATCCAGTCGATATCTGCTTGCTTCATTGCTTCTTCCCTTCTAGATACTGAACTAGAATGCGACGCTTCCGCACTCGACAAAATCAAAATGCTTACTATTCTCTGCGTCGCTCATCGTTGCCACCCAGCAGTTCGAGTACTTGCCGCACGGATTGTACTCTCTGACATCAAACTTATTGACATCAAACTTATCCGCCTTAAGAACGACCCTTGCACCATCTTTGGTGGTGAAGACCATCTGCTTAGTCGGGGTCTGCTTGACGAAGTTGATCTTCATGAAGCGAACTGTAAAGCCAAAGCCAGATTCACAGAGGATCAGTTGATCATTGTGGTGAATTGCCTTGATGATGTCGAACTTCTTCATTTCTATGCCTCCTGGCGACTTTTGGAAAACCCTTTGTTTTCCTTGACAAAAACAATATATCACAGCTTTTACGTGTTTTGCATGATAATCTCAAAGTTTTTGAAGCTTTTTGAAGTTTTACTAGTCAATACGAGTCTCGTCACGAAACTCATAGTAGATCGACATCAATTCTGGCTCAACATTCTCCATCTCGATTGCCATTAGTTCTGCAAGCTCGCGAATCTCCCATTGTGCATGCTGACCAAGACGAAGATCAAAGAAATGGAACAGCGACCTAATGTTCATTGTCACGACAATGTTAGTCTTCATCGCATTTGGAAGAAGATACCTCGCGTCCTCAAGCTTGATGTCATAAGCCAGTGCATTTTTGTATGCCTTCGCATCTGCCGCCATCTTGTCATTGTACTCAGCTAGCACATGCGCATTCTTCTGTACAGACGGAGGAATGACATACCAATTGTCACCAGACAGATCATACTTGACATATCGCTGAGACTCCTGAAGATACGACGCCATCCTATGCCTCACCAACTGATGCGAACATGCACGACTTATTCCGTTCACGAGAAACGATACTGACGCATGCTCGAGAATGCCAGTGTGTCCGACTTTGTAGCAGTTTCGAACACGCTTCACAGACCTGTCATTCTTACCGTAGCAAAGCCCAGCAGCTTCACTGATCACTCCGATCATATCCGGTGTCTTGCTTCGAATTGACACTTTCACTTCTACTCCTTTGTAGATACAGACGAAGCCGATCAAGCAAAATACTTGATCGGCTTTCATGACTCTAAGTTGAATTAGCTAGAACTTGACGTTAGATGTCCCACTCGTCGTCATCATCTGCATCGTCCTTGGACTCAGAAGCGACTACCTCGTCATCCTCCTCAAGCAGCTCGATGTAGTACTTTACAGGCTTCTTTGGCTGAGCCTTGATGTCCCGCTTTTTGCACTCCTTGAAGAGCTCCATGGCATTCTTGCCTGCATACTTGCCGTCAGCCTGCTCCTCGTCAACAGATTCCTCGTTGACATCGGGCTCCGGCTCTGCCTTAGCCTTGCGAGTGCGACTACGCTTAGGCTTGGTCTGCTTGGTCTCCACCTTAGCCTTCTCTTCCTCGACAGTCTCCTCCTCAGAAGACTCATCAGCATCAGAGACAATTAGCTTCTCCATCTTACGAGGATTGACATAGTCTGGAATGTAGCCGACGAACTCGATGATCGCGTCTTTGTCGCCAGTCAGAGCTTGCATGAATTTGCTAGTGAAAATCGGAAAACGGCGACCAAGATCACCGACGGCTTCAAAGTCCTTGCCTTCCGCCAAAATCTTAGCTGCCTCACCAATCGTATAACTGCGTGCCATGATGGTCTCCCTTCTTCTTTTGCCGCCTCCATCTCTGCGACTTCTTGACAACCACTACCTTTGTGGTTTAATTCATTTTATCACCTTTGCAGAAGCAAGTACACTAAAAACATCAGTTTCTGTCACTCATCCCAGTCATAGTCATTTTCGACATTCTCCTCGTCAGACTCGACTGACTTGCTAATTGCCTCGTCAATCGCGTCTCGAAACGATATCAGCGCATCGAGATTGCGAATATGATATGCTCCTTTTAGAAACACTGAAACTTCATTCTGATCATCATTCACTACCAACTGCTGTGCGATAGTAAAGCCACCTTTGGAGCACTTCGACACCACGATGTTCTTCGACTTCGTGACACGTGCACTCGAAAGCTGCTCATACTCAGCTTTGCCAGATTTGTTAGTCAGAATCGCCGTCATTGGCTACCTCCTCCGAGTCATCTGCTTCTTCAATGTCGGCTTCCATCAGCACCTTGAACTCCGACACGTCCTCGTCTCGAAGCGGGAGCGAGTTGAGGTTGTCCATCTCGACATAGTCGCTCACACCGCTGAACTTGATGCGAGACTCACCGTCGTCGAACACCTCGATCTTGCCGACTCGGAAGTTGCCAAGCATCATCGCTTTCTTGCCAGGCAACTTCGCCTTGATAGTCACGTCCTCGTTCAGCATTTGAGACACCCGAATGGTGTTCGAAAGCTCTGAGTACGAAGCATTGAGCGTAAGCCCGACCTTGCCGTTCGCCGAAAGATTGTGGCCGCCGTACTTGACTACCTCTTGCACTTTGCACTTCATGTTGCTGATATCTCCTTCTTCTTAAACTTTCTATCGTTCTCTGCTTTGAACTGCTCCCTGGCTGACTTCGATGACCTCACGACTGGCTTCTTCTTCACCTTTACTTCTTTGACTTCGACTATGTCGTCTTCATCCGAGCGTTTGACGACTCCGGTGTCGATGTACTCGGCAACCTCTTCAATGTCAATCGGCCTCACAAGCAAGTAGACTTCTCCGGACTTCAGGAACTGCACAGCGAAAACCGGCAACTTGTGCTCCGTCTCAGCATTAAGCAACAGCTTGTCGATGTCGATCTTCTTGACACCAATCGAATTGCCGTCAGTCGACTTAAGCTGACAGAGGAGATGCTCGTTCTCCCCGTCTTCCTTCGCCACCCAGCCATTGCCGGAACCAGGCACCTGCCTCATCCCTAGCATCTCCATCGTCTCTCGCTCGTTGCGATAGTAGAACTTCCCTGACCGCTTCATGCTACATCCCAGAAACCGCTTCGAAGATCTGACGCTGCAGCACCTGCTTTACATTGACTTCATTCTGAATGATCTCGTTGAACCTCATCAACCCTGCTGCTGCTATCAGCTCCAGCTTCAATGTCTTCGACGGCACCTCGTATGCGAACGTGTACAGTTGCTTTGCATGCATGCCGTCATCGACAACCGCCATAAAGTCCCACGACTTCAGATTGTCAGCTCCTCGTCGATAGAAGCATTCGACTATCGAACCAAGATCTTCATCTGCAAATGACATCTTGAATGCCATGCATTCGATGCCGTCATACTCCCTCTGCTTCAACTCGTCTCGTACTATCATCTGAACTCACCAGACCCTTTCTGAGACATTCTCTCATTCTCAATGATTGATGGACTATACAAATGACAACTCCCAAGGCCTCAGATTTAATCTGGTGACCTCTGGGAGCTGTCCATGTAGTAGCTATATGTCACTAAGCAGCTACCTTGATTTTGTAGAATGCCTTGGCGAACCTGTTGTCTTCGTTCACCGTCTTGACTGACATCGTGTGGACTGTGTCGGAATCTAAACCTTTGACTACTGCGATCTTTATGACTTCTACCAGAGGCATCCCTGCATTCTCTAGCTTCTTTGTCATTGCAATGCAACGATAGGAGAACGTTGCCCTGATGCCTTGAGACTCAGATGCCTTTCGAAGTGAATGTATGAAGTCGACCAGATCGTCGTCGTTCTCTGCCATCGCCATCTCGATGTTGGTGTCGTATCCGAACTCGATTATCGCGAATCTGTCCAGAGTTGCCTGATCGATGACCATTCGTCCGGTGTACATCTCGTCCGAACCAGATCCGACGGTGTTGCCGGCTGCTACGAAATGAACCTTGTCGAGATTGACTCGACCGGTCGGGAACTCGAAGTACCCGTTGGCGATAGCTGCATTCAGAAGCACCAGCACCTCTGGAATCGATGCATCCATCTCGTCAAGAAAGAACACCGACTCGTTCTCTGATGTGCACGCCTTGTAGAACTCCGTCTCGTGGAAGTCGCCGCCTGCATCGATGAAGCCTGTCAGCTTGAATTCCTGCTGCACCGAATTCGAAAAGTAGAAGTCCCAGCCAGACTCCTTGGCAATCTGCTCGACCGTGAAGTTCTTGCCCGAACCAGCGGGACCTGCGAGGTAGACCGGAATGCCACACTGAAGGCAAGTCTTGATGGTGTCGAACTTGCTGTGCTTGACTGGCTTCGTGACATCGACTTCATTGAAGATCGACTTGTACGACTTCTTCGACGACTTCTTCACGTCTTCAACCGACTGATCTTCGACGACCTTGTCTTTGTGATCGGCTTTGCTGTTGTTGCCGCCTTGATTTGCAGTTGATAGCTTCTTGACTCCCTTGGTGTTGTATACGCGATAGATGTTGACGACTTTGTACCCATCAACACTGGCTTTGAAGACAACTTCGCAGCCATTGATGACAACCACAAACCTCGAGTTGTGCAAACTGCTTCTACGATACTTTCTCACGTAAACGTACTCTTTTTTGCTACCGTCGAACTTGACATGGACTGCAACATAATTTGTCTTG